CGTTGAGTTCCACCATTCCCTGTATAGGTTACAGTATCAAAATGCTGTGATGGAAGAAAAGCTGCTTCTGCGCCTGTATTTATTAATTTTTTATTAATCATATTATAAACTTATGTCGTAAGTAATAACCGATGCTTTTGTTGTTTTAGCGTTAATTTCAGCTTCTTTTGTAGATACGGTTTCCATTATTGCCGCTCTATCATCTATAATTTGTTGCGGAACTGCCGTACCTAATGCCGTAAGCCTTATGTAATACCAATCAGTTTTAGCAAGTTCAGAATTAGCTGATGATTTTAAGTTAGCTATTTTTTGCTCTTTAAGTTCATCTAAACTTTGTGACCAAGTTTTATTTGATTTGTCGTAAGTAAATTGTGTATTGGCACTATCAAAATATATTTCCCCTAAATTATGGATTCTTGAATCATAACCATCAGGCATAACAACATCAAACAAACCTGCATCTCTTAATTGCCCTTCTGTCATTGCAGGGGCATTTAAATAAGTTCCTGTTGACGAATATAAAGTTTTAGGTACTCCTTCGTAAACTTTTATTACACCGTTTTTATTTATTGCTTTCTTTCCCATAATTATGCTTCTTGAGATATTGATGCCCATTGTTCTGTTGCACCGTTAGTTGATACTATTTGAATAAGGTTTGCTACCGTTCCATCGTAAGTTCCTGCAACTATTTTTACAGAAGCTGGAAGTGTTAGAGTAAAATCTCCTGTGATTACTAAGTCCTTAACCATACCTGTAGATACGTTTGAGAATGTCAAAGTAGTGCTAGCTGCTAATGTCTTAGTAAATACCTGTGCTAAAGAGAAATCTACGTCATCTGCCGACATAGCAGATATTGTGTTAAATTCGTCAGCTAATACGCTTGATGTTATTTTAGTTAATGCCATTTGTGTTTATTTTAGGTATTGTTGATTCAAATCCATTTATTTTATTTTAATAACCATATCTGGCTTTTGTTGCATTATAATTTCCTGTTACATCTGTACTTGATAATACTGCACTATAAAATCTTACTTCTGAAACATCTATATTTGAAAAAAAGGCTGTACTTTCCTGTGTTTTATCTAATGTTCCAATATATGAAAATCTACTTGATTGATTAGAACCGTATTGTTTTGTTCCAAGTGATTTAGTATATGTTTCTTGTAAAGAGCCATTTTTATAAATTTTAGCTTCACCATTTGAACCATTATAACCTGATGTAAAAATCCAATGAGACCAAGCATCATAACTAATAGGAACACTTGGAGGTCCATTAAGATAATTTGTTCCATCATACCCTAAATAAATTTGCATTGAATCATCATAACCATCCTCACTACGAACGTGTTGATAATAATAAGGGTCACCAAATGGTTGTACGTCATTTGACCAATAATATGAATAATTATTATCACCAGAAAGATCCCATATCCAAAATTCTATTGAATAATATTGCAAATTAAAAGGTGTTGGATTTGCTCTTGAAAAAAGGCTTTTAGCCGATTCTCTTATTTGCATAACATTATAAGTATTATCAGTTCCTTGTGATGCCGCCCAAACAGGTATTGAGGAACTCCCTGAATATGAAGATTTGTCAAAAGTCCAGTCATAACCATTAGATGTCAAATCATACCAAGTTGTACCAGAACCTGAATAAGAATCAGTGTGCCCTGAATCTAAATGTAAAATTAGATTAGCAGTTCTTCCTGAAAAAGTAGGATTAGGTGTCCCTGAAGGGGCTTTTGATATTAACCTTTTATTTAAACTCATAAGTTATTATGTCAGTTTTTTTACTTAAAGAATTAATTTGTATTTCTTGTTGATTGTGACTTTCTAAAATACTATTTCTTTGGTTTTCAATATTTTCTGGTATAGCTATATTTCTTTCAAAACTTCTTGTAATATACCAATCAGTAGATAATAATTTTTGTTTTGTACTTGATTGTAGTTTTTTAATAGCATTTTCTTTTAATTCTTCTATGGTTTCATTAAAGATTATATCTATTACATCTTTTGTAAAAACTTCATTTGATGTGTCAAAATAAATATCGCTTAAAGTTTTAATTCTTGAATCATAATCTGGAATTACTACATCATAAAAACCATAAGACTTTAAGTCATCATCTGAAAGTAAATCAAACCCTCCAATAACTTTTCCCCAAGATTTAGGTAATTGATTATAAATTTTAATTTTTCCGTTTATATTTATTCCTTTCATTTTATGTTATTTTTAAGATGGATCAGTATCATTTGTATATGTTGCAACCGAATAAATCAATATTGCATCTGAATCATTATCATCAATACATACTACTTGAATATGGTTTGAAGAAGCACCATCATATACACCGCCTCCAGCTTGATTTATTGTAGAAGTTGTAAAGTCATCAGCCATTGTAATGGTTTGCGCTCCAGTTACTAAGATGTCAATCACTTGCCCTTTTTTAAAGTTTTGCATATTTAAAGTGGTAGCTCCTGTTAAAGCAGAAGTGATTTCAAATATAGAATAAAGAGAAGTATCTAAATTAATTGTACCGCTTGTTGTTGCGATATCTTGTTTATCTGTAAATCTTGCGCCAAGTTTTTCATATGAAACAATGTCATCTTGCAACATTGCATTTGTAATATAATTATCAGCAACTGTAGTAAGTGCTATTGCCTTAACGTGAATCATTTCTATGGCTGTACCATTAGGAGGTGCGGTAGAAAATGTTACAGTTGTTCCTGAAGTAGAGTAGTTAGCTTTAGCCTGATAAACACCATCAATATAGATTTGCGTATTGTTTTCTACGCTAATGCTTTGTGAAGCCGTAAAAGCTACTGTAGTGCCATCTCCTGTAAATGTATCAACATATAGTGTTGCAGCCTCACCTCCTCCAATAGCACCCCACTCCGTAGTGTAACCTTCAAATTCATTTGTAGTGGTGTTATATCTAAACATTCCAGCAGCAGGTACGCTAGGTCTTTCTACTGTAGTTCCAGCAGGTATTCCTAAACTCTCTGTTCCATCTAATTGGATGTTGTCAGCTATTCTGCTTGCAGTTACAAAATCATTTGCATATATTTCATTGAAGTTGTCGTTTGCTTTATCGAATGCGGTTCTTAACGGATCACCTGTACCGTCATTTGCTGTAGTTCCAATGTTAATCGTTTGTTGTGCCATATCTTAGTATTGTGTTGCGTCTGCTTTATATAATGTTGTATCTGATGTTATATCTATTGTATCCGACCTTAGAAATGAACCGTCTGCATCAAAAGGATATATTGAACCCCATCCGTTTGCACCACTTACATCTTCGTTAGCACTACCAAACCAACTAACTGCGTATATGCTCCCCCAATTTATTGTGTCGCTCATCCCTGTTTGTTAAATAACTTTTTAAACGTATTTCGTTTTCTTTTTTAGGTCTGTAAGACTTCTTCTTTTTTTTCTCTATCATAAAACCCACCCAGTAAAGTTTATATCTCTATGAGGATACATTCCATCATCCTGATTACTTATAAATTCAGGGTATAAATGGCTATTATAGTTCATATGATCCATAAATCTTTGAGTATAAAATTCAGCAGTCTCTGTAGCGTGTTCTGTTAATGTTCTAATTTCTGATGCGTCTACAGATGTAGCATTCTCTGAATTATGTTTATATATACCGCCATTAGATATTTGATACGCTGCGTAAGGAATATAAGCCGCTTGAGTATACCAGATAAGCATTGGTTTGATGTAATCATTTACTAAAGTTTCATAGTTACCTGATAAAGTATCCGCAATAATATCTGTTTGTAATTTAACGTATAAGTTAGTCCCTAAATAAGTTTGTATTTGTGTATCTTGAGCTACCTCAACAAATTGAATCAGTTTGTCGGCATCTAGATTTCCATCAAAGATTGATTTTCTTTTTAGTTCTTTAAGTGTTATAAATAATGCTTTCATCCTTATTCTTCTTCGCTAGGTTCTACAAAATCAAAATCAACCTCAATCTCTAGTAAATCATCATCTTCCTCCTCAGAAGATAGTTCAACTTTATCTGAAGACAATTTCTCACCGGTCTCTTCCTCTCTCTTAATCTTAGTGGCTATATTATCAAGCTCCGTAAATTCTATTGGCTGAAGAGTTACAAAATATAAATCAAGCATAATACCATTGAATGCAAGTAACTCTTTAAAAGCATCAATTAATAATGTTTGAAATGGTCGAATAACAATATTATCCATAAGGATAGAAGCTGTTCTAAGCTCCTCAGCATTGTTACCAAACCCGGTGTTGTCTTTAATACCCAGTAAGATAGGGGAAACTACTCCGTGACCAATCATAATCTTTTCTCTACTTTCTTTAGCTAAGAAATCATATTGAGCGTGAGCATCCGGTAAATGTATAGGCTCTACAGTTGATTGACTTTCAGCACTTTCGTTAAAGGCCAAAATAAATCTACCTGCATTAGAAGACCCACTGAATTTATCGTAAATCTTTCTTTCAATTATCTCCTGTATTTCATCTGTAGGAATGCCGTTATTAAAATTAAGTAGCAGAGAAGGT